CATCGTCTTTTTCCAAGCGCCAAATGGTTCCCGCCAGCGCGGCCATAAAGGCGGCGTGGGCTGGGGTGCCCGCCAAGGCGTCGAGGTCGGCGCGGGTGTTGATGGGGTTAGAGGGTGATGCCATAGCGGGTTTCCTTATGTGGTATCATTAGCGCGTGTTCCATAACGCAAAGGGGTAAACCATGAAAGATATTCTTGGCTTTGAAGGTCTGTACTCGATCAACGAAACGGGTGATGTGTTCTCGCACCCGAAGAAAGTAGCGGTCGGCAGAAATGGCGGGTTTAGGTACCACGGATGGCACAAACTCAGCGCCACCAAGCCCATGAAAGGGTTGGACTACACCCGCGTTTACCTTGCCAAAGATGGAAAAAAGTTTCCACGCTTGACGCATCGTTTGGTAGCAGAGGCTTACATTCCAAACCCGGACAATCTGCCAGTGGTGAACCACATTGACGGCAACCCCGGCAACAACCACATCAGCAATTTGGAATGGTGCACGGTGCGTGACAACTCCATCCATGCATACGCCTTTGGGCTGCATAAGCCATCCAAACTTTTTGGTGAAGCCAACGGACAGTCCAAAATCACAGCGGAAACAGTTAAGTCCATGCGGCAGTGCTTTGTAGAAACTGGCAACACAGCAGAAGTTGCTAGGCGCTTTGGACTTAAAGCCAAGCACGCCTATGACATTTGCCACGGAAAGCGTTGGGCACATATCATTTAATCAATTTGCAAGTGGCCTGCTGAGAAGCGCGAACCGAGGTAGTTGATCGAGTCCGACGCAACGAAGTTCCAGGCCGAGCACCGGGAGCCGCAGTACGCGCCGTTGGCCCAGTGGCCGCCAAGGCGCACCGCATTCGGCGCGTTGTATTCGGAGCCGCGTCCCTCGGTCTTGGCGTCCCACGCTGCCGCGCCATAAGGACCGCCTCGGTCCAAGCCCCAAATCCACATGCAGCCCGTGGCCTGCACCACACCCCACTTGCTGGTAAACACGTTCCAGGCGCTGGTGGCACCTGTGCCGGTCACGCCCGTGGTGGGCACGTCTGTGCCGCCACTTTGGGTTGCCTCGGTCGTGCCGTACATGGCGGCCATGAATTCCTGCTGCGACAAGCAACGCTTGCCAAAGGCGGTCGCCAACTCCATGGCCTCGAACCATGTGAGCGTGCCGTAGGTCGTCGTGCCATTGCCGCCAAACAGCGATGGAATCTTGGGGGGCGATGCGCCGTCGGCAATAGCGACGTTGTACTTTGACGTGCCGTTGGTGATGGCATCAACACCCGTCAGGTAAATGTCAACCCAGAACCCGCCAGCTACCAGCGCCATGCCGCGTGGGTCGGGGCAATTGGGCTTGAATTTCAGGTCCCAGAAGCTGTACTCATTGATTTGCGGCGTGGTGTTGCCACCTGCCATAGCGGTTGCATTACCGCCCGGCGCGTAGTGAAAGCCGCCGATCTTGCGGCTGTTGGCGGTGGTGTAGCCACTGGGGGCGCTAAAGCTGGCGTCAGCGCGCAGTGTGCCGTCTGCGCAGGCGTAGATGGCGTAGTCGGTGCCAGCGGTCAGCGCGGGCATGGTGATGGCGGTGGCGGTGGCGAAAGAGATGGTGATGCCATCCACATCGACCACGGTGCCTGCCTTGATTTCGGCGGTGCCTGCGGTGAGCTTGGTGAAGGCTACGGTGGTGGGGTCGGCTTTGATAAACCTGGCGCTGGACGCCACTGATTCATCCAGCTCATTGATAGCCGCTTGCACTGTGGTGGCAGCAATGTTGCCTGCGGGGGTGTTGCCCACCGTGGCAGCGCCGCCTGCTGCGGCCAATGTGGCGACTGCTGCAAAATCACCATCAGACACCGCGGTGTTGAACTGCGCTAGCGTGCCAGACAATGTGTTGCTGCCAAGGTCGATGGTCTTGTTGGTCAGGGTTTCTGTGCCTGCCAGCGTGGCCACCGTACCGTCATAGTCCGGCATGATCCAAGTGCGTGCAGCCGTGGTGGTATTGGTCAGGAAGTTGGTGAAGGTATTGGCGGCGTTGCGCAGATTGAGTTTGAAAAGCGTCAGCCCGGCATACCCACCAGATGCGTCTTTGTTGGCAGCGTCTTGTTTACCATTCAGCGCCTCCGCAGTCACCCGCAGTTCGGCCTTGGCACCGACGCCCCAGGCGGCGGCTGTGGTGCCGTCTTGCGCACGCACAATCGTCAGCGCATCCCCCGTGCGTGCCGTGACCTTGACCACTTCCCAGCTGGTCTCGGAACCGGCCTGGGTCAACGTCAGCATAAAGAAGTCGCCACCTGTCGGGCTTGGGAACAGGGCACCTTCTCCGGTCGTTACCGTCAGTGATGTGGCTACGTCGGTGATCCCAGAGGCCAGCGCGCTGACGGCGTTGTTGGTAAAGAGTTGTGTCATGGTTTACGCCTTGGTGATGTCTTGTTTGAACACAAACTTGTCGAGCGCGATGGTCCTTTTGTATCCCAGCGCATCTACCAACTGAATGTCGAAATAGTAGGTAGCAGGCGTCTGGTCTGCCTGCTCGGCTGTGATCGGGAATGTGATTTCCCCGGTCAGTGGCGTTACCAGCGTCCCAGTCAAAGCAAACAGGTTGTTCGTCGCGTCTGCTGGCGTCTTTGAGGGGTCTACGGTCAGCACAAAGCTGCACCCTGTCACGTTGAGCGGCAGGTCATTGAGGCTGACAACACCGGAGATCGGGTCGGTGTCGCCACGGTAGCGGGTAATTGCGGTCATTGTGTGACTCCAAAAGAGTAGGCGTCGTCGGTTGGCTCAAACGAGTAATCGGCAGCGTGCTGGGTGAATAAATAGGTGCCCGGCGTCGGCTCAAACGAGTAGATGGCGACGCTTGGGGTGAACACAGTAGTGCCTGGTGGGACGCCCTCAGCCTCGAACTGCATCGCTATCGCGCTTTGCGCCTGGGCAGACTGCGCGAACGCCGCGACCGCGCGCATGAATGCCGCTTCGCTGCTACCCGCCTGGGCGCTGGAAGCCGTGAGAGAGAAAGAGCGCAGCGCGGCACTGGTGGTGCTTTGTGATTGGGCTGATTGCGAGAACAGCGCGATGGAGCGCATGAAGCCTGCTTCGCCGCTGCTCGCCTGGGAGCTGCTGACGCTCGCCTGTGTTGCCCTCTCTGTCTGCGCCGAAACGCTCTGTCCTTGCGCACTGGCGCATGAGGCATAAACGACGGCGCTGGCGCTTCCGCTGCTGCTCTGTGCCTGGCTTGTCACCGCACTGGCGTAGTTTCCAGATCCACCGATCGCTTGACTGGTTTGTGCCTGACTGCTGGCGCCACTTACCGTGATGGCCCGGCTTGTCTCGGCTGTACTTGTCTGTGCCTGGCCAGAGGCTACGGTGATGTTCAGGGTTCGTGCTGCTGTTCCATCAGTGCTTTGCGCCTGCTGTGTCGCGGCTGACAGCTCTGTGCTCGCCATGGCTGCAGCTTGCATAACTTGGGCTTGTCCTGTTGCTACGGTGGCCGACACCGATCGCGCAAAGGTAGCCGCACCGGACTGCGCCTGACTGCCAGTGGTTGTGCTGGCCACTGCCCTGCCGGTGACTGCTTCGCCTGTCTGAGCCTGGCTGGACGCAACAGAGGCAGAAACCGACCGTGCCGTTTCAGCCGATGCCGATTGAGCCTGGCTTGTGCTGACGTCGGCATCTGCGCCGAACGTCATGACCGCTGCGGCCGCCTGCGCCTGGGCCGATGCTCCGCTGAGGCTGACTGTGCGGGCTGTGCTGGCGATCGCAGTCTGTGCCTGCGCACCCGAAGTGTTGAACGCGACCGTGCTGGTCGCATTGGCTGCACCGGACTGCGCCTGCGCACTGGCACCCGAGCTTTGCAGGGCAAGGCTGGTGGCTGCGGCCTGTGTTTGCGCCTGTGCGGACGCTGCTGTAGCTGCTACCGTGCGTGTCGCGCTTGCAATGCTCGACTGGCCCTGCGCCGAGGAACATGTCATCAGCACGGCAGAGGCACGCTGCCCGCCGTTCAGTGGGAATGTGTTGAATGCCGATCCACCCGGGCGCATCGACTGAGCGACAACTTTTGAAGTGCTGGCTGTAGCGCCCTGCGCCTGGGCGCTTGCGACGGTGGCAGAAACCGCCAGGCCAGCCGCTGCCGTGGCGCTTTGAGCTTGGCCGCTGGCCGTCGCCGTTGTCATGGCCTACCCAGAATTAGTAGCCAGAGGTCGCGTTACGAACGTCGTGCGTGAAGCTGGTCGCGCTCACTTCAGTGCCGCTGGTAAACGCACCAATGGTCAGGTTGGCGCCAGAGGCACCTGCCGACACGTCCATCACCACCGTCGTGCCGTCGCTTTTCAAAATGCGCGCCCATGTCGGCGTGATCGACGCCACAGCAGTACCAGATGTGATCGCGTTGGCGGTCAGCAGGCCAGCCGTGGCAGCCGGGAAAGCGGTGGCACCAAACGTCAGCGTCACGCCAAGAACTTGCGCGCCCAGTGCGGTGTCAGCGTTGGCGGGCTGCGTGCCGTCGTAAATACGGATCAGCCCACTGTTGCACAGTGTGGCAAGGGTGGCGGCTTGGGCGTTGACGGTCGCGTCTGCCAGTTGGGTATTGAGGGCCATGATGTTTCCTTTCAGTTGGGGTTAAATCAGATGCCGCCGTAAACAACGGCGCCTGCCGGGTGCATGGCGCGGCTCTGTTCGTCCTTGGCGGCGGCGCAGTAGGCATTCCAGTCGCCGAGGAAGCGGTCGGAGGCGTCTTTGTCAAAGACCTCGCTGTCCTGCTTGCCGTAGGCCTTGTGCTTGACCCAGTACAGCAGCGGGAGCACGTGCTGGTCGTCGATCTCGAAGTCGTCGCCTGCTTCGACCTCTTCTGACAGACGGAACGTTCTAAGTTCGACCGTAGACGCCAAGTTCGGCTTGGGCAGGACACGGACGGTGTTCTTCTCCAGGCCGGTGATCAGGGCGCGCAGCGGGCCGAGCCGGCCGTCGAAGACCAGGCCCTGGGCGGCCATCTTCTCGACGGGGATCATGGGGATCTCGCGGCCAGTGAGTGAGTCGTTGGCGGTGCGGACCTTGAGGATGCGGGGGTCGAGCTTGTACCACTCGGTACCATCGGCCAACACATTGATCTTGAAGCTGCGGGCATCGGCGATGCCGTAGGTGTCACGGCAGAACTGCTTCTGCGCGTCGTCGATGTACCGGTAGACTAGGGTGTCTGACCACAGGTACGGCTCCGCAAGGTCAGAGACCTCTTCACGGAAGACGGCGAGCAGTTCTGTCGTATTCATTACGCAGCCTTGTCAGCCTGGAACTTCTGCCAGAGCACATCGCGCTCTTTGCCGTCGATGTCCCAGCCCAGCTCTTTGGACAGGACCGCTGCGTGCGGAGCGCCGGTACCAGCGAAGTCGGTGCGCTTGCCGCGCAGGATGAGCTTCTCGAAGACCGCGAACACGGCCTCTTGGCGCTCAGCGGGCACGACGGGTTCTTTGACGCCGCCGGTTTCTTCAGGCTCAGGGATTTCCTCGGCCGGCACGATGCCCACGGCGATCAGCTCGGCGTGCATCTGGGGCGGGGCGTAGGTGGGCTCGCCCTTCTTGAAGGCAACAGAGCGACCGGAGATTGAGGCAACAGTCATGTTGCGGGGTGCGATGTAATTCATGGTAGGTGCGTGGGTTGGGTGGATGAACAGGGCAGAGCTCTTGTGGAGCCCTGCCCTACCGGTTCAGCGATTAGCTGATCTGGATCTCGCTGGTGCGGCCGGCGATCACGTAAGTGATACGCACAGTGACCTTGCCGGCAGTGGCATCAGCCACAGTCGGGGTCACGGTCAGACGCAGGTTTTCACCCGAGCCGACGTAGCCGGTGGGCACCAGATTGGTGAGCGCGGCGGCGGTCTTGTCGGTGGTACCGAGGTAGCGCACGTCAGAGCCTGAGTCACCGAGCTTCACGTTGTAGGCGGTGGAGCCCACGATGGCGGTGTCGGTCACCACGTGACCGCTGAGCACCACGGCGCCAGGGGGCAACGGGATGACCTCGAACACGTGAGCAGCCACCGTGGCGAAGTTGTCGGCGCCGCCGGCAACGTTCGTCATGGTGTCACCGATGGTGAAGCTGAATTCGGCGGTCAGCGGGTACTGGGCCGTGCGGGATTTGATCTTTGCAGTCATGATGTGGTTCCTAAGGTGAAGGTTGTCGTGGTGTGGCCGAACTTAGAGGTTCGACCACAGTCCAGTTTTACTGGGCCACGTAGCAAGACACCACGCCGAAGTCTTCGACAGCGTTGCCTTCGTAGATGTTGCCGAACTTGGGTTTCAGGAAGCCCAGGATCTTGCCGATGGCAATGGCCTGAGAGTTCTTGAAGTCGAAGTCTTCTTCGTTCCACTCGGGAGCGCCCAGGTCGGCCATGCCGAGAGCCTGTGCGCCGCAGAACAGCACCTGGCAACCGTCAACGGTGCCGCCTGCGCCGTACTTACCGGCTGCGAGGCCGGAAGTGTTGGGCACGTGACGGAACTCGTGCAGGTAGATGCCGTCGATCTTCACTGCATCACCGCTG